CTGGAGGAATAACACTTCTCTCTGGATTTACGATTGCTGGTGGTGCTTCTTTAGTGGATGTTGATAGTAAAGCGACATTGCAACTTGGAAGATCTGGTATTGGAACAATCAGTGATACGATTACACTCGCTTGTGCATCTCCCAATACTAACAAAGCAGCACTTGCAGTATTGAATTGGATTGAACAGAGATAAAAGTGTTCATTTGAATACATGACAAAATGTGATTTGTCTATATAATAGATTACCGTCTCAAGGTAAGTCTTATGAACACAAAAATTTGTCCCAAATGTGGCGCTACTTGGATTGGGGAACAGCACTACTGGGCAGGGACACAAAAGGTAGGAAATGAAACCGAGTTAGCAAGTTTGGTATGTGACAAATTTAGTGATGATACTTGCATCAATCCATCAAAAGGAACGACTGATGGAGAGGGGTGGCAAACTCGATTAAATAATATGAATCAAATGGAAAATGATATAAAGAGAATGTATGAGTAATGATAAGATTTATCTTGGTAATCCAAATTTAAAGAAAGCAAATGTTCCGATTGAGTTTACTGAGGAACAGATTAAAGAATTTTTAAAATGCAAAGATGATCCAGTTTACTTTGCAAAAAATTATATCAAGATTGTTTCTCTTGACGAGGGATTAGTTCCTTTTGACATTTATCCATTTCAACAAAAATTAATCAATAATTTCCATAACAACAGATTTAATATCTGTAAGATGCCTCGTCAGTCGGGTAAGTCAACTACTTGCGTATCTTACTTATTGCATTATGTTGTTTTTAATGCTAATGTGAATGTGGGTATTCTTGCAAACAAAGCTTCAACTGCAAAAGATCTTTTAGGAAGACTTCAGTTAGCTTATGAGAACCTTCCCAAGTGGATGCAACAGGGAGTTATGGTTTGGAACAAAGCGTCTTTAGAACTTGAAAATGGATCAAAGATTATTGCTGCTTCCACATCTGCATCAGCAGTTCGTGGTATGTCATTCAACATTATTTTCCTAGACGAATTTGCGTTCATTCCAAATCATATTGCTGACGACTTCTTCAGTTCAGTTTATCCTACGATTTCATCTGGTAAAACAACAAAGGTTATTATCGTTTCTACCCCCAAGGGTATGAACCACTTCTATAGACTCTGGCATGACGCCGAAAGGAGTCGAAATGAATATGTACCCACAGAAGTCCATTGGAGTGAAGTTCCTGGTAGAGACGCAAAGTGGAAGGAACAGACGATTGCAAACACTTCACCACAACAATTCCAACAAGAATTTGAGTGCGACTTTCTTGGATCTTCAGACACTTTGATTTCAGCATCAAAACTTAAGTCAATGGTTTTTGATGATCCAATCAAATCAAACAAAGGATTAGATATCTATCAAGAACCAATTGAAGAAAGAAATTATATTATTACTGTTGACGTTGCAAGAGGAGTTGAAAGTGATTACTCTGCTTTTGTGATATTTGATATCACTGAGTTTCCTTGGAGAGTTGTTGGTAAGTATCGAAACAATCAAATCAAACCAATGCTTTTTCCAAGTATAATTGAAGATGTTGCAAAAGCATATAACAAGGCTTATGTGTTGGTTGAAATCAATGACATTGGAGAACAGGTTGCAAACATTCTTCACTTTGATCTTGAATATGATCACATCTTAATGTGTGCGATGCGCGGTAGAGCTGGACAAATTGTAGGGCAAGGATTCTCTGGCAACAAATCTCAACTTGGATTAAAGATGTCCAAGACGGTAAAGAAGGTTGGTTGTTCAAACTTAAAAACTCTTGTGGAAGATGACAAGTTGATTTTTAGTGATTATGATATCATCAGTGAACTTACAACATTCATTCAGAAGAATCAATCATTTGAAGCTGAAGAGGGTGCAAATGATGACTTATCCATGTGCCTGGTAATTTTCTCCTGGTTAGTTGTTCAACCTTATTTTAAGGAGATGACTGAGAATGATGTTCGTAAAAGAATTTATGAAGAACAGAAGAACCAAATTGAACAAGACATGGCACCTTTTGGATTTATATTGGATGGGTTAAATGATCATGAAAGTACCTTTGTTGATACGTCTGGAGATGTTTGGAAACTAGATGAATATGGAGATAGAGCTTATATGTGGGAATATCGATAATGGATATTGAAGAGAATTTTTCATTAGAACATTTATTATTTTCTACTAGAACATGTAGAGTGTGTAGAAAGGAAAAAGACTTATTAACAGATTTTTATATTACTCGCAAAAATAGAGGAATTCATCCATCATCATATTCATATGAATGCAAATCATGTACCATTAAAAGAATTATAAACTCAAGAAAGTCTCCGATTAAAATTATTGAATGGGAATATCCTGACTGGTAAAACTTGTTCATGCATCATTTCCCCATTGAAAAAACACAAATCTATAAATATCTTATAGATCTATGATTCATTTAGGGGTAGATAAACATGGCACTAGGTATAGGTTTGGTGTCTCCAGGAATCTCAGTAAGAGAGGTTGATCTTACCAGAGGTTCTTCTTTAGTTGATAATGAATTTTCTGCTGGTATTGCAGCTCCTTTTCCAAAAGGACCAGTAGATGAAATTGTCACTGTAAGAACAGAAAACGATTTAATTGAAATCTTTGGAAAACCAGTAGATTCTGGAAATCAAGTAGAATACCATCATGCAATTGAAAACTTTTTATCTTATGGAGGAATTGCAAAAGTAATTAGAACAAATGATACTAACTTAAATAACGCAAATGTTGGAGTTGGTAGCACTTCTTCAATTACTCTGAATATTACTAATGATACTGATTATACAGAAAATCATTTTGATGATCTTTCTTGGGAATGGGCAGCTAAAAATCCAGGAACCTGGGCAAACAATTTAAAAGTTTGTTTTATTGATGATTTTGCAGATCAAATTATTTCTGGTGTTGGTACGACAACGGTAACTGTTGGAGCTGGAGTTACTGTCAACTTAATTGCTCAAAGAATTGTAATTGGTGCAGGATCTACCTCAATCTTAGATACTGATACCATTTTGAATGGTATTGTAACTGGTGTAGGAAATAGTGAAATCTATGTTAAGTGGAGTAGCACATCATTATCTGGTGTTACAACCGCTATTGAATATAGGGAAAATACAATTTATGAATTAAAGACTGGAGACTTAGATTCTTCTAATGAAATTTATATTGGTGGTTCTGGAATTGGAACGGCCGTAAACTCATCAATTACTTTAAAAGATTGGTATGATGAGCAGACATTGACATTATCAAGTGGAACAATTTATTGGAGATCTTTAGCTCAAAAACCAAGAACAAGTCAATTTGCAAGAAATAGAAAATCATATAACGATACATGTCATGTCGTAGTTATTGACGATACTGGATCTGTTACTGGTGAGGTTGGCAACATTGTTGAAAAGTTTACCGATCTTTCAAAAGCTAAAAATAGTGTAGTTGCTTCTCAATCAAAATATTATAAAAACTTTATTGTTGAAAATTCAAATTACATTTTTGCTGGTTATCCTCAAACAGGAAAAATTTCTTATAATGCTGCTGGAATTTCAACAGCGGATGGTGTTTGGGGCCAAGAAATTAGTGGAACTCCAATATATTTCAATGTTATTGGAAATAAAATTTTCAATTTAGTTGGTGGTGTTAACTATACCTCAGGTAATGGTTATTCTGCAACATTACAAGATCTTTCAACTTCATACGAATTATTTGATAACACAGAAGAAGTGGATATTGATTTCCTTTTAATGGGCCCATCTTTAATAACTAAAGTAGAAACACAAGCAAAAGCAAATAAATTAATTGCAGTTGCTGAATCAAGAAAAGATTGTATTGCTTGCATTTCTCCATTCAAAGATGATGTTGTAAATATTACAAATTCAAATACTCAAACTGATAATATTGTAAACTTCTTCAATTCTATTGATTCAAGTTCATATGCAGTATTTGATTCTGGATACAAGTACATCTATGATAGATTTACAAGAAAATTCAGACATGTAGCTTGCAATTCTGACATTGCTGGTGTCATGGTAAGAACTTCCTTAAATGATCACAGCTGGTATTCACCAGCTGGCGAAGCTAGAGGAAGAATCAACAATGTAATTAAACTTGCATATAATCCATCAAAAGCTCAAAGAGATACTCTTTACACCAATAGAATCAATCCAATTATCTCAAATGCTGGTGGAGGAACAATTCTATTTGGTGACAAAACAGCATTATCTTATGTTTCCGCTTTTGATAGAATTAACGTTAGAAGATTATTCTTGGAAATGGAAAAAACCATTTCTACTATTGCACAAAGTTTCTTATTTGAATTCAATGATGAGTTTACAAGATCTAGTTTTG